GCGCTAAATAGTCGATATGAAAAAGTGGTAACTGACTGTGATGGCGACCCTGCAAGTTATTGTTCCGGGGTGGTTATCAGGACAAATGAAACTAATGGAAAGTATCCAACATGGAAGCCTTACTTACCTTACTTAAAAGAAGACGTAAATGACAAAAGTCTTCAATTCAGTTATCTTCGTAAAGATATGGGTCTTCATGATTACACTATATGGGATTTTAATAAAACAGGGTATGGCATATTGCTTAAAAGTGGAGGGGCCGATAGCTTTAAAAGCCGCTGCATTTATCCTGTAAATGCGACCAGCGCCCAGAGAAAAACGTATGGTTGCGGGGCTCTTAAAGCAACTAATAAATTGCATGATGAGGACGAAGATAACAGTACTTGTGAGTCTAAAGGAGTATTGACGTCAGATGACTGGATAAGTGAATATGGTTCGGGAGGTGTTGGAGATTTTTGTTCTTTCAGTTCACATAAAGCAAAATACTTTAAAGCGTCTGTAGAAGCATCTATAAAGATTTTTAATAAATATAAATATGTAGATATTAATAATGAAATAATCGTTAACACAGCCCCACCTTTCTGGGACGTAAATGACCCATCAAAAGACCATATCCAGGCTTTATGGTATAACCCTGAAGCTGGGGAGGTTGGATTAACAGGTGCTCAGAAAGAGCAGCAGATGTATTACGACATTTCTGGTAAGTGGATTCCCATTGTTTCTATTAAAAGAATAAACGATAATGCTGTGTTTTCTTATTCTGAAGATACTCAAAAAGTGAAGCCAGCCAGTTGATATACGGTGTTGTGCACTTTATCAAGCCCGCTGATTGCGGGCTTTTAATATTAGAAATGGGATGTCCCTCATTTAAAGCCTCTGCGTAAAACGAAGTCAGAGCTAACCTGCGCGATGCACGGTGTTTGGCGTTCCCCCTGAAAAATAGATAGCGCTGCATGACGCTACCAGGCAGTCGGATGAGATCCTGACGAGAATAGACCTGATGAATAAATCAGGGTGCAGGCTGGTGTGTTCTGTGTTCTACATGCCGCACACCGGAACGTTGTTGTCATCAGGTTCATACTGAATGACTATAATAAAATGCAATCTGATTAAATGGTTGATGAAAAAGATTCAAATATGAAAAAAATCCTGTCGTGCTATGGCGATATTTTTATGTTGCTGGCCCTGTTGCTGTGTGGCTACGGTGTGCTGATGGTGCTCATGTCGTTTCTGCTGGCCTTCCGGTTTGAAGTTCATATTTTTTTCCAGTGGGTGACTGCGTTATTAGTTAACCACATGCTTTAAAAATAAAGCGGTAAGCGAGGCGCAACAGGTGTTTTAAAAAATCGATCAGACCATGAAATTGCTCGCCAGCCAGGCACTCCCCAGTATCCAGTGCATTATTCATCGAATCCCGATGTTCAATGATCAGCATCACGCTCCCTGCCATAAAAATCAGCGTAACGAATAAACCTAAAACTGCGGGATTAATATGTTTACGCCTGCTGACAGGTGTTAATCGCCTTTGATCCTGTTTTGCCATGGGTGGTGTTAATTCCAACTGTAAATAGTAACGTAGATCAATAAAGGCAGATTATGGCACTAATTGATGAATTTCTCTACGCGCTGGGCTTTCAGGCTGACCTGCGCGGCGGCCAGGCGTTCGACGAACAGCTGAAGCGCATCGGCGACCACGGCGAGAGCACCCGCCATTCCCTGCTCAGCACCATCACGGCGGCCAATCTGCTCTCTCACGCGCTGGAGAAAGGCGCGGAGATGGCAAAGGAGGTGGGCGGCGAGTTTATCCGCACCGCGAAAGAGATGGAGGATATGAAGGTCACCTTCGAGTCACTCTACACCACGGCGGCAGAAGGGGAGCAGAAGTTTCACTGGCTGGTGAACTTTGCCCGCGCTAACCCCGTGATGGGACTGGAGGCGGCGAAAGAGGCCTTTCTGTCACTGAAAAATAACGGCGTGGAGCCAACCGCCGCCGCGATGAAGGCAATGGGCGACACCATGGCCGCCATGCCAGGTATTGGTTACATGCTGGGTAAAGACGTTGGCGAGATTCTGGAGGGTCGCTATGCCATGGGCGGCGCCATTGCGCAGGCCGGGATCAAACTGCACAGGAGCAGTAAAGGCGGCGAAACGTCTTATCACGGCTCCTATATTAACCGCGAAGGCCAGACGATACCCGTTAAGCTGGACATCAGCGATGCGAATAAAACCATTGAGCAGCTGACTAAAATTCTCGACGACCGGTTCGGCGGCACGATGGACAAACACGCCAGAACGATGACCGGCCTGATTGCCCGCTGGGGGAACGACTGGCAGGCCTTCCAGATGCAGGTTATGGACAACCACGTGTTTGCACAGCTGGAGAATGAGCTGTCTGACCTGATCACGCAGTGGGAAACGTGGGCGAAATCACCCGATGCGCACCAGATGCTTTCCGGCATCAGTCAGATCCTGACCCTCATCGTGAAAATCGTGGCAGAGGCTATCCGGCTGACCGGGCTGGTGGCCGAAAAATTCAGCCAGTGGTTCGGCAGCGTGCACAGCGTTGAATTTCTTCTCGCCAGCATTTTTCTCGTGTCGAAATGGACAACCATCATCGGTCTGGTGGCAAAACTTGCCGGCGGATTCCGCGATGTGGCGGCGGCGCTTGAGCTCGTTCGCGACGGAGAGGCCGTTGTGGCGGCACTGACCGCACTGATTGACCCGCTGGCCCTGCTGCCGGGGCTGATAGCGGTGGGCGTTGTCGGGGCCATAGCGGGCATTGCCTCCCTGATTAAAAAGTGGGACGAGTTTAAGCTGGGTATCATGGACAAGGGCTACCTGAACGACTTCTTCAGCGCCTTTGAGCACGGTATTACCCGCATGATGGCCTGGTTCCGGTACTGGCTCGACTATATGGATATCGGCACGCTAAAGGGGCGTCAGGCGCTGTCGTCAATTGGCCTGGCGCCGGAACTGTCGGACGCTGAAAAGAAAGACCTGGCTGACAAGCAGAAAGCGCACCAGGGCGGTGTCGGTAAATATATGGATGAGGAAGTGGCAAAAGTCGATGCTGCGGAGAAGCACCGGCAGGGCAGCGGTGACTACCTTAAAGCGCTGAAGGCTGCTCACCCCGACTGGACGCTGGGGCAGATTGCGCAGTGGACGAAGGTGAATCGTCCGGCAGCCTACCGCGATTATTTCACCCTGCCATCCGGCCCGGTAAAAGCCGATCCGGCCACGGCGGCATCCGGTGCGACGGGTAAACGGTTCAGTACTCATGATCCTGCCGTAACTGATAAATCCGGCGAGAAAGCCACAACGGTTGAGCATAAAGACGATCACTCCGTCAACATCCACGGCCCGGTTAACGTTTACACCCAGGATGCTGCCGGGTTTGCGGCGGGCCTGCGTGAGGCAAACAGCGGCCTGGCGTCATCGATGGAAAACCACGGCACGGGAGGGCGGCGATATTGAGCGACGCAGCGGTCACAACCAAAATCGGTACCTTTGTTTTTGATGTGGTAACCGAGGAAACGCATCATTCTGAACTGAAGGTGACGGATAACCCGGTCGAGTCCGGTTCACAGATTTCCGATCATGCCATACTGACGCCGCGTCCTTTTGAGGTCACCGGCATCATGGTGGACTTTGATCCGACCGATACGCTGTTTAATCAGCTGGCACAGGACAATTACGTCCGTGAGCCGGACTTTATTGACGACCTGCCGATCCCGGGCGAAATTAAAAGCCTCACCGCGCAGGGCGTCAGCCTGGCAAACCGGGTACTGGATCAGGTGGCGTCTGCAGCCAGCTCGCTGGTGGGGGGCTCATCCGGGCAGCGGGCGCTGGCACCCTGGCTGCCGTCCCTTCTTGATACAGACTCCACAGACCTGGCGACCAGCGATCAGCGCGTGGCCGATGCGCTGAAGGCGCTCCGCAGTATGCAGCAGTCCGCGACCCCGATCGCCATTACAACCCAGACCGCCAGCTATGAGCAGTGCCTGCTGCTGAATGTGGATGTGAAATTCACCCGCACCGGTTCAGCGGCGTTCAGCCTGAAATGCCGTGAGATATTCATCACGACCACGCAGACTGCCAGTGGCCTGAAGGTGCCGTCCCAAGGCAAAACCGGCGGGCGCACCGTAAAACAGGCGGCAAAAGCGGTGGAAAAAGGTAATCAGCAGCTGCAGCAGGCAGACCTGCCGCCGGAACTGAAGGCGCAGGCTACCGCGCTGGGCATAGAGCAATAGGAATTTGACATCGGTGTGATTAAGGTTATGATTGGGTCATAACGTTAACGGAAGCCATTATGGAAAGAGATAACGGATTAGACTATTTACTTTCTTTGCATGGATCGACAGTGTATCGGGATGATGGCTATTGGTGGAAAGTTGAAGTCTGGGAAGTTAAACCCACATCATTTATTCCACATGGCTTACGTTACACTTTAACGCTACATGACAAATACAACACTCGTGTCTTTGGCATAGACAATGCTCATGGGATAAAGCTTCCTAAAAAAGGCTGCTATGCCGGAAGGATGGTTTTCGACCATATGCACAGAACCCCTCATGATAAAGGGTATCCGTACGAGTTTGTGTCAGCAGCGCAGCTTATAGAGGACTTTTTTATAAAGTCAGATGAAGTCATCGCGCAACGAGAAAACCGAGGGTAACAATATGAAAGCTCTTATTGGTGTAATGCCTGAAGAGCACATCCGTCAGAGGATGCTTGCTATAGTTAAAGGCGAGTACAAACCTGAGCCGGGAGAGCCCAAAGTGTGGTTTACATCAGTAAATGCACTGGCTCAGGTCCTGAGCAACGAAAACATTGAACTTCTCAGATTAATGGCAGAACAAAAACCAGAAACTATCAGCGAACTTGCTGAGCTGTCAGGGCGTCAAAAAAGTAATCTGTCTGTTACTCTTAAGACCCTGAGTTCTCGTGGATTCGTTCGCCTGGAGAAACTGGGGCGGGGGGTAAAACCTGTCGCGCTCTTTACGGATTTCGATATTCAGGTGAAGCAGGAATTTATCGCCAGATTTGGCCCGAAAGCTGCTTAATATAGCCTCAGTCAGTTACCACTGAACCCGCTCCGGCGGGTTTTTTCATATATAAAAGGAAACAAAACCCCGACTGTTTACGCAGTGCGGGGTTTTTCATGTGAACCGGAGAACGGGCATGGCAACACTTTACAGACTCGCGGTCAGCAGCGATCCGTACCAGATCCTGAAGGTGAGGGTCGGGGACACAAAATATCAGCTGAGCCTGCGCTATAACCCGGTACCACCCGGCGGGCAGTGGCTGGTGGATATCGCGGATGCGAACACCAGTCAGGCCCTCATCAGCGGTTATGCCCTGGTCTGCGGCGTGCCGGTGCTGAAGCGTACCCGCCTGCCGTTCTGGCTGTATCTCTACGACAGCAGCGGTAACGCACTGAACCCCTACGGCGGCAATGACATGGGCAGCCGCTGCGTTCTCTACCTGATGGACAGGAGCGATGACAGCGATTAAGCAGTATGGCCGTCAGTACATTCTGACGATCGGCAACAGTAAAGAATCCATTCAGATAAACAACCTCCGCGTCGCCTTCAGCATTACCCACACCCACGATAAAACGCCCAATAAGGCCACCATTCGCGTCTGGAACCTGAACCCCTCGCATCGCCATCAGGTGACCGGCGGGGAGTTCAGGCAGGTCGCGCTGGCGGTCGGCTACGGGGCGCTGGAGAACTGCCGGGTGCTGTACGCCGGTCAGATAACGAAGCCCGCGGTGATCCGCGAGGGGCTGGATTTCATCCTCGAGCTGACCTGTGACGACGGCGCCACCGCATACCGCGACGCCTTCGTGAACGTGACGCTGGCGGCGGGCAGCACGCATGAGGACGTGATTGCACACTGTGCGGGGGAAATGACCGGCATCACGCCCGGAAACATCGGCCTGCCGGCTGATGTGACGTTTACGCGGGCGAAGGTCTGTTACGGCCCGGCCCGGCACGTGATGAGCCAGGTGGCCGATCATCACGGGGCGGACTGGATGATCCAGAACGGCGAGCTGCACATCCTGCACCCGGACTACTGCCTGCCGGGCGAGGGCGCGCTGCTGAACGAGGCCAGCGGCATGCTGGGCAGCCCGAAACCCACCGATCGGGGTCTGGAGGTGTCCTGCCTGCTGCGTCCCGAAATCACCGTCGGCTCGCTGGTGCGGGTTGAATCCATTGTGGCGGACTACGGCGGCGACTACAAGGCGGTGGCAGTGAAGTCGGACGGCGACACGCACGCCTCGCGCTGGGAATCCCGGCTGACGCTGGTGAACGGGAAATTTAAGCAGGCTAAAAAGCTGAAAAAGAGGAAGAAAAAAGATGAGCACGCTTAGCCGGGACACGGCCTCGCTGGATTCGGTGATGGGGGCTGCTGCGGGAGATTTATCAGGCCGCCTGCGCGTCGCCATGCCTGCCATCGTCACCGCCTTTGATGATAAACGGCAGACCGTGACGCTGCAGCCGGCCATTGCCGGTACGGATGCGAACGGTGACGCCATTACGCCGGCCGTGCTGGCCGACGTGCCGGTGAAGTTTCCGCGCGGCGGGGGCTTCGCCTTCACCTTTCCGGTGAATCCCGGCGACGAGGGCTGGGTGCTGTTTGCCGATCGCTGTATCGATAACTGGTTCAGCAGCGGGCAGGTGAGCCAGGCCGCAGAGCACCGCCAGCACGACTGGAGCGACGGCGGGTTTCTGCCCGGTTTTTCCAGCCTGGCACGGGCGATCGGCAGCTTTCGCAGTAACGCCATCGTGATGCGCCAGCTGGACGGCCCGGGTTATGTGGCCATCGATACCGGCGGTAACGTGGATATCGACGGGGCGAAGCTGACCGTGCACTGCGAGGCGGAGTTTCTGAAGCCGGCCACGATGGACGATACGCTGACGGTGACAGGGGCGGCGGCGATGAACGGCGGCCTGTCGGCCAGCGGCGGTGAAGGTGCGGCGGCGAAAATCACGGGTCCGGTGGAGGTCACCGGCGGCGACGTGACGGTCGACGGCATCGGCAGCAAATCACACCACCACATTGACAGCCAGAGCGGTCAGACCTCGGAGGCTAAACAATGAGAACGCGCAGGCTCGATACGGACGGCGACTGGACCTTCGGGCGGGGCCGCGCCTCGTACGCCAGTAAATCAGAATGCGTACGGCAGAAGGTGAAAACCCGGCTGCTGTCGCTGAAGCAGGACTGGTTTCTTGACCTGGAGCACGGGCTGGAGTGGCTGGGCAATATGGCCCGCCGGGGCACGCGCGTGAAGATGGAATCCGATATCCGCAGCTGCATTCTGCAGACGGACGGGGTGAAGGCGCTGACGGCGTTTGATACGCAGTACGCGCCGAAAACACGAAAACTGATGGTTGCGGCCACCTTCACCGACATTTACGGCACTGAGAGCGAGGTTACGGTCTGATGGGAAAACTGACGGATCAGGGCTACGTCGCCGACCGGCTCGACGATATTTTTTCCGGCCTGGTGACAAAATTTAAAGGCATCTACGGCGACGACATCCTGACGGACCCGGACGATCCGGACGGGCAGATGATCGGCATCTTTGCCCAGATGCGCGCCGACATCGAGGGCGTCATTGAAACGGTCGTGCAGGCGAACGATCCGGACAACGCCACCGGCACCTGGCTGGAGCAGAAGGTGGCCTTTGCCGGGCTGACGCGCCGCGGGGCGTCCTATTCGGTGATACAGGACGTGCTGCTTGGCGGTACCGCCGGGAAAAGGGTGCCAGCCGGGGCGACGGTGAGCGGCGGCGGCACGCAGTGGGTGACCCAGACGGACGCCACGTTCGGGGCGGACGGCACGGTAAAGGCGGACTTCCGCTCTGCGGAGGCGGGGCAGTTCAGCGTGGACGCGGACACGTCGCTGACCATCGTGACGGTGATTGCCGGCTGGGATTCGGCCACCACCACCGTGGCGGCCACGCCGGGTGAAAACGAGGAGACCGACCCGGAGCTGCTGGCGCGGTTTTATAAGTCGCGGGCGCGGGCCTCTTCAAACTGCGTGGACGGCACCCTGGCTGACATTGCCGGGCTGACGGGCGTCACCGATGCGGTGGCGCTGGAGAACCGGACGGATGAGACCGACGCCGACGGGGTGGCGCCGCACACGGTGAACTATATCGTCGAGGGCGGTGACAATACCGCCGTAGCGAAAGCCATCTATGACAACTGGCCGGGAACGGGCCTGCAGGGGGCGGTCTCGGTAGACGTGACGCGCCGCAGCGGAAAGACCGTGGCGATACCCTTTGACCGGCCGGCTGCCGTTGACGTGACAGCCGTCATCAGAATCGGGCGCCGGGAGAACTTCACGCACGTGGATGAAGACACTGTGAAGGCCGCCATCGTGGCGCTGGCGTATAAAACCGGCGAATGGGTTTACCGGTCGGACGTGAGCGCGGCGGCGGGGGCCGTGAGCGGGGTGTTTGTGCGTGAGGTGCTGCTGGCGCGCGAGGGCGGAACACCCGCGGATGTGCTGTCGGTTCCAATCGGTGCGCGCGAAAAGGCACGTTTTCTGACGACCGGCATCACCGTGCAGGTCATTGAGGACGCCAGCTCATGACCGGCTATGCAGACCTCCTCATCTCACAGTACGTCACCAAACCGAAAGCCCGCGCTACCGTCCAGGCGCTGGCGGATGACATGGCCCGGTCCTTTACCGGCGCGCTGTCAGTTCCGGACATGCTGGACATTGAGCACGCCGGCGGGGTCAATCTCGACATCATCGGAAAAATCACAGGGCAGGATCGCGTGCTGAACGGCGCCGTGGCGCGTGAGTTTTTTGCCTTCCGGGGCTACCCCGACACGCGGGGCTTTCAGGTCAGTAATGCGGGCGGCTCCCCCTGGTACCGTCACGGCGACACCACCAGCGCGTCGGCGACGCTGACCGATACGGAAATGCGGGTGCTGATAAAGGCCCGGTGCATCAGAAACTTTTCGGCCTGCACGATGGACGACCTGGAGCGGGCCTGCGAACTGCTGTTCGGCGCTGACCGTTATCAGGTGGACGTACTGGGCGCGTGCCACTGGCAGATAACCACCACCGGCGCGGAGGCCTTTGTGCTGTTCTGCGCGAAATCGCTGGACGTGCTGCCACGCGCGTCGGGCATGAATTACACCTTTGTGGAGAATTAAGAGTATGGCAACAGGAAAACGACCCGACGACAATATCTTTGCGTCAGGGGCAAATGAGGGCGAGGTGCTGGACTTCCCGGCCATATCACGCGGCTGGGGCGTCACGGTTGACGGCAAAGACCCGGACGGGAAAAAGGTCACCGACCCGACGAACAGTATCCCGCCGATGGAGTGGTTTAACGCCCTGCAGAAGCGCACCGACGAGGCCATTCAGTGGCTGCTCCGGCATGCGCTGCCGGACTGGGTGGCCGGAACGTGGCCGGCGGGTGCCACGGTGACCAATAGTGGCATTGTCTGGCGGGCGCAGAAAGAAACGGCCACTGAACCTGCTGCAGACGCCGGTGACTGGCTGGCCCTGTTCCCGCTGGCAAATCTCGACCTGCGGTATCTGCATGCCGACAAAAACCTGTCCGACTTGAACGATGTTAACAAAGCTAAAGAATCCCTTGCGCTCGATCAGGTAGGTAACTGGACTGCCGTTCAGGCTAACGGTGGGTTGCACTCATCCGGTAACCACCGCATCTATATCGACTGGGGTGAGGATGGAAAGCTGCATTTAACCGTAGACACCTCAGATGAGGGCGAACTGTTCACCACGGTCAATCCCCCCACGCCCGCACAGAGTAATTCCTACCCTATGTGGGGCGGAAACCTGAATGAAGACGCCAGCATTACGGTTATATCCAGCGTTCTGCAAGGTAACGTCGGAGACTTTCTCTACGGGCCGATGTTCCGCACGACGTTAAAGGCAAGAGGCGGTGACCAGGACTTTAAAGACGGCGCGTCATTCT